TCATATCTACATTTCCAGTAATACCATTTACGCTACCCTTGCTTGTATATTGATGTAAGTCATATGGATGTGTAGGCTTCAAACTATTAGCCAATGTTCCATCATTTTGTCCGTAACTTGGTATCCAGATTGCTCCAGGACGGGCTACATTCAGATTGAATTTATCGTATAAGTGATTAGCAATATACAGAACTATCTTATTATCTGGAACACCTAAAGTATTGAGTTGCGACATATAAGCCTCTACTCCAGCTCTCATCTGAGTAACGTCCCCACTCATCTCGATGCTCTCAACATCAATCGCATAAAAAATAGGCTGTTGCTTACCTGCGACAACCTTTTGAGTTCGATTATAAAAATCTCTAGCTTCTTGTTGAGCGTCTGATGTAGATGTAGCAGCAAAATATGCGTACACTGCATACTTTCCACCAGCTGAAATACATTGCTGCAAATTCTCCATGTACTTCAAATCTTGATGAGCTGAGCCATGTTGAACTCTGATAATGCTTAAAGTAACATCATCAGCAATTACCTTATTCCAATCAATTACACCTTGCCATTCTGATACATCAATAATCTTACCAATGTGTTGTGGTTTAGGTGTAGCTGGATTTGTTGAAGTATTATTGTTGAGTTTATCGTCAATGTACTCTTTTAATTTATCTTCTAGTTCATTTTGAACGCTAGGTAATACTACTCCTTTTTGCACTTTAACAATTTGATTTCTCAATGTTTCGTCTAACTTCTTATTTCTCTCAAATGCTTTTTGATTTCTAACTTGCCACTCAACTGGATCAAATCTCTTATTACCAAACGTAACAGTATCTGCCTGCTTATTTTGTGGATACCAAGTATATGAGTTAATTCTTACTTCAACATCGATTCCAAATCTATCTCTTAACCAACCATAATTTCCTATCCTAATATCATTATTGAATTTAACTGAATTGTACTTGAAGTTAGCATAATCTAAAGTATATTCAATATCTGGATAATCGTGGATACTTGCTTTTAGTTTATTAATCAAAGTATTTTCATCAGTTATATTATCGTCAGTAATTGGTTCAGCCTCTACTTTTGGCCAATGTGCTTTTTCAACTAATGGAGACACATATTCAGAATGTATCTCATATTCAGTAGGTTTATCTTCTTCAACTGTTTCAGTTGGTTGGTCAACACTACTTTCAGAGTTATTATTAGCTATACCATTTCTGATAATTTCTTGTGGATTAAGCCACGTTCCATCATTGGTAAATGATTTTCCTACAGCAGTATTAAAATCGACTTTAGTAATCCCTATGTGGAGATGGTCTGTATTACGATAACCAATTATATCTCCTGTTTTTACCACATCACCAACGTTTACTCTTATGTTAGACATACTAGAAAAAGCTTCTTGGTAAACTATGTTGTAACCATCATCTGAATGTATAACAACATAATTCCCTAAACCACCCATATAGGACTTGATAATAACTTTCCCACCATGCACTGCATGGACTTCACTTCCTGGGTGATCTACTGAGCCAAAATCTAAACCGTCATGAAATGAATTAGGTTTAAAACCACCATCATAGCCAAATCTTTGAGCTTGCATAAAAGGTCCTTCACCTACTGATGGAAATGGCCAACCCCAAGAACCACCTGAACTAGAACCACTACTTGTTTCATCTGATGTTTCTTGAACTATTGGCTTAGCTTGACCTTTGATATACGTTGTTATTGTTGAATAATCTTCGTTATAACTTATCTTTGAAACATTAGTATTGTCTATAAACAAAAAAGACTCTTTTGTTCCTAATTTCTTTTGAATATGAATAGTATAGTTATCAAAATAAAATTCAAAACCAAAATCACTTGCTAAATTCTGCATCAGCAAATCATCAGCATAGCCACCACCAAAGCCTTCAGAAAAAGCGTAATTATCAAAATTATCATGTAGTATATACTTAACTTGCGTATCCTTAACTAACAAATCTAAACATGATTTTAAAGATTGAGTATTCTCTAATCTCTCATCTACATATTTGTTATGTAAGTCTTTAGCAATATGAATTGCCGTTACTGAATACTGTTTAACCTTCCCTAGAGATACTGGATTATTAGTAACTATTCTATATCTCTGCTTATTTTCTGGTACTTCAATAATTGTAAAAGGTATCATCATTTGAGCTGCAACTTCATTTTCTGGAGTTTCGACAAATGTAAAAGATAATGTTGGATATTGTCCTAATGTATCTGTAATTTGTACATTATCAGCTTTGAAAGCTGTCTGATCTCCATTGATATTTTGAACGAATAACATTTTCTACACTCCTTAATAATAAAATCTAGTATCAAATTTTATGTTGAAATCTGAACTTCCTTCAATTCTCAAATGATTTTTACCAACCACAAAATCTAGGTAAGCATGATTACATCTGCCATAAGCTTGTGAGCCATTAATAATAGGAACAAGTCCTACAATCTCTAAAGTATCACTTTTACTCAAATTTCCACTTATAGAATAACTTTGATTAGTTGTAGTATTGGTTATCTTTAAATTGTTTGCATTTCCTTTAAAAATAATTCTGACTGGTCTTTCATCAGCTTTTAAAGGAATGATACCCAAATTTATAAAATCAAATTCAGTTTGATTGTTAAACTCATACTCTAACTTTTTCTTGCTAGGTATCTCTAGTCCAAAACCCCACAATCCACTTGTAGCATTCATAGGAGTTAATGTAGTTGCTACAGTCTCAGCATATGATTCAACACATTCTAAATTAATCTGTACATCTGACGCTCTCCAAAATGAATTATTTTGTGCAGGAGTAAAAGTATCAGCAACAACTTTCCATCTTAGAAATGGCATTCGCATTGTTTGAACATAAAACTCTTCATTTGAACTCAAAATCCTTCTTAATTTTAATTTCTGCAACTCAAAATCATTGGTATCGTTAGCGGTAATATCCAAAACTAATGAGATTGTAGTTTGTTGAACTACCTTATCTACTAATAAATTATGATAAGTACTCATTGACTGGAATGTGTACTGGAAATTAGGATATGGAACATCAAATTTCTTAACATGAAAACCTAACTCATTTAAATCATAGGTTGTTCCATCAAGTTTAGTTATCACAACTGTACTTGTCATTAAATAGCACCTCCATATCCATTAACAATAATTCTTCTAGCTCTAATTGCTTCTAACTTAGAGTAAGTAGCATTAGCAATTGTATTTGAATCCATTACAACATCTATTTTCAAATCTCCACTTAAATCCAGTTTACTTTCTCTGCTGATGTGGTTATTTGAAACATTACTAATATTGGTAGATGGAGCAATCATTGAGCCATCATATCTACCAGCTTGAATAATACGATTTAATTTAGCACTCATACCATTAGGATTTTTAGCTGCTCTAGCTTTAATAGCTTCTATAATGTGGTTATCAGCAGTACTTCTTGCCGGATTAATAGCAATTTCTGGTTCTCCATCAACTTCACCAAAAATAGATGGTCTATCAGCCCAACCGCCGTTAGCGTATCTTCTGCCACCTGATGGACCCCAACCACCTAAAGTAAGATCACTTCTCCAAGTCGTATCATTAAACATTGCTAGAAGTTGGTCAAACGGTTTCCAAATATCATGATGTCCTGGCATTGCATAATGTAAGAAAGTGCCATCTATAAATTGAAGAATACCTTTTGAAGGATGACCTGCTTGAGCATTGCTATCCCAAAGATTAATTGCTTTGGCATTTCCCCCAGATTCATGTTGGATAACATTTAAGATGTGAGCAATATCTCCAGCACTAACACTTACATGCATTTTAGATGCAGCCCTTTTAACTAAAGATTCACTAATAGGACCATCTCCGCCAATTTCATCCAACTTATCTTTTAATTTTGTAAGTAAGTTCTTGAACCAAGTTTCTCCCCAATGTGGAATTTTCTTAGCTCCTGACTCTCCAAAATCGTGCCAAAATGATTTAGCGGTATTAGTTCCAGCTGAGTATATTTTTAATAAAGTTCCTAATGGATCACTTAGCGCATCTGTAATAGCATCTATCTTATCGTCAATCATATCTTCTAATTTACTGATTTTTGAAGATGCATAATTCCAAGCTTTGCCAAACCAATTACCAAAGCCACCTTCAAATCTAGGTATACCAAACATTTCAGCTGTTTCTTTAGCCGGCATAACTGCATCACCAGGATGTAACATAGTTAATACATTACGTCCTTCTGGTATTTCAACTTTGCCATTTTGTCTAAAGATTGCTTCTCTATGTAGTGGTCCTTCTTGGTCATTTACCATTGCTAACATTGGTCTAGCTACTGGACCAGAACTACCTTGTTTGAACTTAGGTATTGAAATCTTAGCCCCAAAGAAACCAGCTACTTTTTCTAAACCATTAGCACCTGTATTCCAAAAATCACCAATAGCTTTTACACCTTTTTGGACAATACCTTTGATTGTGTCCCAAATATCAGATACTTTTTGTTTGATTCCGTCCCAAATACTATCCCACTTAGACTTAATTGTATCTAAAGCTCCTGAAACAGTATCTTTAATATCATCAAACTTACTCTTAATAGCTTTCCAAACTCCACTTAAAATATCTGAAATCTTGTCTAAAATGCTATCCCAGATATGCTTAGTTATCTTAAAGATATCATCAAAAGTATCTTTAACAGTATCAAAAATCTTTCCAAAAATTTTGCTTAGTGGTTTCCAGATAGCTTCAACAATACTAATTATGATACTTTTAACGCCATTCCAAGTTTTACTGGTTATTTGTGTCAATCCATTCCAAGCTTTACTTACAACTTTTACAATGACATTTATTCCCTTAGATACAACTTTGCTCAAACTATTCCAGACTTTAGAGACTATTTTAGCTATCCCATTCCATACCTTACTTGTAGTTTTAGCAATAGGATTCCAAGCTTTTTCAATATTTTTTTTGAGACTGTTGACTACTTTCATGACTGGCTTTTCTATTTTTTGCCAGACTTTTATAATTGCAGCAGTTAATAAAACAAATGGAGCAAGTGCTATAGTACCTATGATTTTGGCTTCTCGCTTGATTTCTTTTCCCAAAGAATCAAATACTTTTACAACAGGTTTCTTAATTTTGTTGAAAATTTTACTTACTCCACCAATAGCTTTTCCAAAACCACTAGCTATCTCTTTGCCAATATCAGCTACTTTCTTGGCTACGCCTGTTTTTAGCTCATCAAATACCTTACCTGTATCTTTCTTGATTTTGGCAAAGTTCTTACCAATTGAGCCGCCGCCTTTAGCGCCAAGCATTCCACCAACAGTAGAACCAACAAAACTACCAACACCAGCGCCTACAGCAGTCCCAGCACCAGGAACAATAGAACCAATCGCTCCACCAATCCAAGCTCCAGCAACACCACCGGCAGCAGTCCCACCAGTAGCTCCTACAGCTCTACCAATTTTTTCGTTCTTATTATTTTTGTTGATACCGATTAATTCAGTACCACCAGCGATTAAAGAACCAACTACTGGAATTCTAGATGCTGTTCTTGTAATGATACCTTTCTCTGCTGCTCTTACTGCTGTTCGTTGACCTACTTGTGCTGCAGTTCTGGCACCATTGGCTATTGTCCTTGGCCCAACTTTCTCAACAGTAGATTTAGCAACTGCCTCAGCTACTTCTTGACCACCACGCTGAATACCAAATAATTTATCAGCACCTACACCAATTAATCTACCTACCTTACTTGCACCAGTAGCTTTTACTCCACCTTCTGCAACTTCTTCAGCAGTAGTAGCCAATTTACCACCTTTAGCACCTACTCCTATACCTTTAGCAAGTCCACTTAATCCACCTAGTCCTATAATATCTTTTAAAATTTTATAGTAACTGGTTAAAGCAGCAACCATATCCCATGCTTTTTTGGCAACAAATAGTCCTAACATGACCTTAATAAATGTTTTTAAGTCTTCCTTATGGTCAATGATGGTTTCTAAAATATCATTTATTTCGTCTAAAACATCACTAGCACTATCACCTTTATCGTGTGTAACACCTAAAGCATCAGCAATCATATTAAGAATACCTTTAAAAGTATCCCACACAGCAGAACCAATAATCGAGGCTATGCTACCAAGATTTTTCAGTAATTCAGCTATTTCATCTTTATTATCATGTAAGAATTTACCAACTGTTGTACCTAGATTTTCTACCCACTTAGTTGTTGTATTAATGATTCCAGTAAAATTAGCTTTACCTAGCTCTGTGATAATATTACTAATGCTTGTAACAACAGCCGCTTCTAAATTTCCAATAGCACCTTCAAATGTAGCAGTACTTGCTGCAGCTTCTTTAGCAGCTTTAGTCATACCTAATTGACTAATAGCCTTATTGAACTCTTTAGCACTTATTTGTCCTTTTTCCATTGCATCACGGAAATTACCAGTATAAGCACCATTCTTCTTCATGGCTTCTTGCAATTTGCCAGATGCACCAGGAATAGCATCTGTTAATTGATTCCAGTTTTCAGTGGTTAATTTACCAACTCCAGCAGTTTGAGTCATTACCATTGCCACAGATTTAAATGTTTCTTTTGTACCACCGGCTTGAGCGTTCAAGTTACCAGCAGCCTCAGTTAAGCCTATATAATCTTTGATACCATTTGCTGCTAATTGAGCTGTTGTATTTGCTACATCATTAAGCTCATAAACTGTATCATTAGCGTACTTTTGAACTTCTTTAGCAGTTTTATTAATTTCTTCAGAACCAAAGCTACCTAATTTCATTGTTAACCTAAATTTATCCATAGCGTCAGATGCTTTGATAGCTTCACCAGTTAAGTCTTTCAACTTTCCTACTACCATTCCTACGCCTGCAGTTAGTACATTACCTGCGAAAACACCTAGCATAGTTTCTTTTAATCGTTTGAATTTATGCTCAGTGTTTTCGGTATTATTCTGTAATTCTTTCAACTTAGGACTAGCATTATCATTTAATTCAGCCTTAGTAAGAATTTTTAAAGGAACTTTTTTCAACAATTCTTCATAATTAATAACTTCGCCTTTTTGTGCTTTCGTCAGTAATTCTGTTCTGACTTGCTTAGGAAGTTTTTTTAGTAATTTATTAAAATTATCTATTCCTTGTTCTTTTGCATCTGCTGTTATCTTGGTAATAACTTCTTTAGGTACTTTACGTAATGCAGTTTCAACTTCTTCAGTCTTACGTCTTAAAGGTTTATCATCAGCATCAAATTTTGACTTAATAGGATCTTTAAATTCTTTCTCAATATCATCATGAGTTTGTTTAGCTTTGGTCTTAGATTTATCCAAATTATCAGACAAATCTTTTTCCAATTCATTTCCTGAATCTTTACCGATATTTTTTACAATATCATTAATTTCTTTAGTATCAGAAATGAACTTATCTTTACCACCTAAAACAACATCAATATTAACTGTACTATCTGCTGCCATTGATTAACCTCCTTTCTAAGACTGAGCTAAAGCTTTCAATGAATCTGCAAAGCTGGCTACTTTTGCCTCTTGTGCTTCAACTGTTTTATTTTCATCAAGTTCATAATAATTTTGTGCTTCTATTGCACTTGTCAATTCCTTACCTTGTAAATCACTAACATTTTTTCTGCGTATATCTAAGATTTTTCTAAAATAAGTATTCTCATCTAAGCCATCAAATAAAGCTTTGAATACATCCCAGTGCATTTTTCCTTGCTCTGCAATTAAATCAATATTGTATTGTTGCTTAAAGCTTGCATAGATTGCACCTGCGTCTTGTGTATAAGAAAATAATTTGTGAGTATTTACTTCACTTGAAACTACATCACTTTCAACAGGATCATTACCATAAGCAGACTTAGATATATAACTTGTAATTTCATCAATTGCCTTCATAGCAAATTCAGCGTCCTTAGGTTCAAAACCAAAAAACATTTCAAAAGCAATTACAATCTTCTCTGCATCTTGGAAAGTATCATCTTCAAGCAAGTTATACATTCTAATCACGTTGTCAAAACTCAAATCTATTTGATATTCTTTACCTTGATACGTGTATGAACTTTTTAATGGTTCAGTCAGAGATAACATGACTAACCACGTCTTTTCTTAGTATATTTTTCTGCACGTCTTTCTTTACGATTTTTATTAGTCTTTAATTTATCATTCAAAACATCATCAATTGCAGCAATAATCTTACTGATTGCTCTAGTAGATTGATTGTAGTAATCGTAAATTCGTTTTCCTTCACCAGAACCAAAGATTCTATCCATAGCCTTAAAGATATCTTCACGTCCATCATGCATAGTATCAGTTACTAATTTCTTACGTTCTTCTAACGACATTTCTTTAAACTTTTCTTCTGGCATATCAGTTAAATCTTCAATTCGTTTGCTTAATTCAAGTTGAACATCTGAAATCTTAACTGATAATTCATCATTTAAAACTAAGGAATATTCTTTTTCAGCTACTGTAACATCTACTTTAGTATCTAGGTTTAATCGTTCGTCTAAATTAATACTTGGCATTTTATTTCCTCCAATCGTTTCACATTACTCGTCTCTGTTTATTTTATTTATAATGTTGATCCGCTTTGTTCTTTTTTAGCATCTTCTGCACTAACATATTTAGGCTTTCCGTTAAATACAGGAACTACACTAAATGTTTGCTTAGCACCTGGAGCACCACCGGTTGCTTGAATGTTTGTTAATGTAACTACACCAACAATGTAAGATCCATCTGGATAAGTGAACTTAAATAAGGTCTTTAAAGAATCTCCAATTTCTAGCTGTTTACTTGCAATATAATCTTGAGCAGGATCTCCATTTAAACGGTGGCCAGCAATAGTGAATTGATAACGCTTGGATGTTACATCAGATGTACCAAAGCCTTCTCCATCATAATATTCATCATTTGTTGTTGTATCGTTTTCTGCTGGTGTTACGTTGTTAATACCTGCAGCTAATCGAGCCCATTTAGCACTCGCTAAAGCAGACATATCCTTATTGCCTGCAGTATCAATTTCCATTTTTACTTTATGGTTAAGAATAAAAGAACCAATTTTTTCTGGTGCTTCTGCCATGATTAATCACTCTCCTTATAAGTATCAACTGTGATTTTAAAATCAAATAAATAAACAACATTACCCTCAGTATCTGCTGACACGATATGTGGGAATGTTGTTACTTCTAATTTATTAAAATTAAAACTATCATTCTGACTAACCAAATTAAAATCATATTCTGAAATATACTTCGATATATTCCACAACGTTTGATTAATCAGTTCTTCATCATTACTACGCATTGCAATTTCAAAGATAAATTCTTCTGTTCGATTGCCTGCATAATCTTCATCAATTACTGTTGATGGCAAGTCATATATACGTAATTCTGGACTTGTTTTATTAGTCATATACGACTGATATAATTTAACTGGCAAATCTACATTATCGTTAATGCAGTCTGTCAATCTATCCTTTAGGTCCATGATATTCAACTACCTTTCCATCAAGTAAGCCTTGTTTAAATACCCTAACCCAATTGTTAGAGTACAAACCCTTGGCCTTTAAGTCCCATCTAGATGTTGCTTGTGGATGCTCACTTGTTGTCCAGTGAGTAATTGGATGTCCGTTAATATATCCATAAAATTGAGCTTTAGCATAAGGTGTTGTATAGGTTACATGGTTATCTTGTACATGGACTGACCTTGATAAATTACCTTGCTTGAATGGTACGAACTTATCCATATCCATTGCCATTTGATTAGTAAAATTATAAAGTCCACGATTTAAAGCTTTCTCAGAAAAACGATCAAAACCTTTACCATGAACTGATACCACTACTACCAATTACAACACCTCCAATTCATAAGAATAAGTATCATTACTGTAAGGCTCACGATTATCTACAATATTGGTAATTGTGTATTCCTTACCTTCAAAGATTAACTTATTTCCAACGCTATCCCTATCTAGTTTAGGTAACGGATTAGAAATTTTAGCAAACAAAAAGACAATAGCATTAGCCGTAATTTTACGATTATTACTATCGCCTGAATAGATTGTTTGTGGTTGTACAAGTACATTTTCTACCTCAACTTCTTCTATTTTTTGTTTACCGTATTTATCCAATTCACCAATTGGAATCTTTAAAGTGATACTTTGATTACATAATCTTCTATCAATTCTAGGTATCATCTGTGTACACCTCGATATAACAAACCATATCTCCCTAATAGATTATACGCTTCTGTACATAGACCATTCTTCATAGTTGCTCCTACATTACCAGCAGGGCTTAAAGATAATCTACCTACTGTGATACTGGTAAATTCATTTTGGGCTAAATCATAACTCTTATTAATACCAGTTGCATGCATAAAATCTACTTGCTCACAAATAGCCATTTTAAACGTTTCTACGCGTCTTTTTGACTTATCGACTAATATATCATGAACCTTATAAAAATCATTTGTGGCTAAATCTATGATACGTTCTGCACCTTTTATAAGGTTATTAAATACATCTTCATCTAGCCTATAACCAAGCTCAACATATTCATCATAAGTTAGATAAGCCATTTACATCACCTTACTGACCCCTACCTGTTGTAGCTGTTTCAGCTGCAACATAAATAGATTTCTTAGCATTTTCAAATACTAATGCGTCATAGTAGGATAATCCTTTAATTGTCCAACGATAACCAGCACGGTCATTATCTGGAGAGATTACATCCACTCTATCGTATTTAACAATTGGAGCAATCGCAAACGTTGGAACAGCTAAGAAGTTCACAGTATCAGGAATTGTTAAACCTTGAATACGATCTTTAGCAACTGTTAAGATTGGTGTTCCACCGTCTAATTGAGCAACACGACGATTAATTCCGTTAATTTGTTGTTGGTTAACAGAGAATGTCTTAGATACACCATCAGCGTTCTTTAATGCTTTGTAGTACTTAGTAGAAACAAACATTAACCAGCCACCAGGAATTTGATTATCAATCATGTAGGATTCTACTTCATCATATGCTGCTAAAGCATTCTTAGAATCAATTGTATCTGTTACTAACTTACCACCAGACTTAGCTGTGTCATAAATTTTTTGAGCTAGGAATTTATCACGGTGTGGAATTGTAATGCGTTGGTTATGTTCACGAACAACATTAGCTACTGTGTAAGCTCCGTTTTCGGACATATCCAATTGATCTAGGTCATACCCAATCCAATCTTCTTGTGTTAATTCAAGAGTTTCTTTTGTAACATTAACATTGTTACGTGCATTGTCTTGGTTACGTTTATATTTTGCTGCATCTGCAAAACCGTCCATCTTGTTAATACGAACTGTCTTAACTCCTGTAAAGTCTGCAGCTGTGATAGACTTAGCACCGCCTTGTAATGGTTGCCAGAGTTGAGAATCTGCTCCAAACTCTTCATCAATCTTTAATAAATCTTTTTGATCTAATACTACTGTCATGTGATATCATATCCTTTCTAAATTGATTTCATGCGTGCTGCAATGCTAGAAACTACCGGATCAACTTTACCATCAGCTCCATTTTCACCATTGTTAAAAGCACCACCAATATTAATCTTAGGTCCTGGCTTTCCTTCCTCAAATAAGTAACTATCACTCTTTTGGATAGCTTTGATTTGATCGTCTAATCCTTTCAAATTATCGCCATCAACAGTTACTTTTTCAGTGTCAATGAATGGTAAAACTGCTTTTACGTTCTTGGCTTTTGCTTCACGTAATGCTGTTTCGATTCTAAAGTTCTTAGTTTGAGTGGCTAACTTATTTTGCCAATCTTCATTGGCTTTTTGATTATCTGCTTGTAGTTGTTTGATTTTCTCGTTTAAATCATCAACGTTTTTAGAATTATTTTGCAAATCAACCAACTGTTGATCTCGTTCATCAAGTTGTGACTTCAATCCGTCACGTTCGCTAGTTAATCCATTTACTTTTTCTTGTAAGCTAGTAATATCCTTACCATAAGCAGACATTACACCTTCAATTTGTTCATCACTCAAGCCTAATTTCTTTAAATCTTCACGTTTCATGTCAATCTCTCCTATCGTTTTTATTTTACGTGGAACGCTCCACGCTGATTGATTGCATACAAAAAAAGCAGTTTAACGACTTACTCAGGTCGGAATGTTAAATAATTTTTATATGTTTTATTTCACTTTCTGATATTGCTAAACCTGTTTCAAAACCCGGATCAGGCACTTCTACATCTAACCACCATTGATCATCATCTGAATCAGCAGGAGACTCAATTCCTACTACATAGCCTATCCATTTTCTACCATCAATATCTATTATTTCAACATTTTTCCCCCAAAATTTTTTATACATGAGTATCATCTCCTTTAGGAATATGAGGAACAATATGCGTACGTTTTTTTGAATGATGAATTTTAATCCATTCTGCTTCTTTACCTGTATTATAATCTACGCCTATTTTGTGATCAACTTTTACAACTTCTTTTGTAGTCCATTCACCTTTTCTAGTTTTTTCAAGTTTTCCTTTACCAGCATACTTATCTAATAATTCTTGTGGATCTTCGTTATCATATAAATAACTCTTACCTTCTAATTTTGTAGATTCCATATGTGGTGCTTGTTTTTCTGGATTAATCTTAGTTCCCCATTGACCACTCTTTATTTTAGCTTCTACATGCTTTTGAGACTCTGTTTTATCACTTTGATCAAGCTTTTTCTTTTTATAAGTTATTTGCTCTCTATCATAATCTCTAGTCAAAATATCATACTTCTTGCCATACATTTTGTTAGTTTCTTTGATGTATTCTCTTAACTTCTTTTGACGTGCTGAAATTAGTGTTTTGGTACGAGTTATCATTTGCTCGTCTTCTAATTCTTCGGCAATTTTCAAACGTTTTTTAGCGTCTCTGATTGAGCGTTCATAGTAGCGTTGCTTTTGACGTAAATTACCATTTCTAATTGCTTCTTTGGGATTATACTGGGTCATGTTATTCACGTTGACGCCTGGAGTAAATGGAAATAATTTGTGTCTGCAGTTAATTCCTAATGTTCCAGCCGGTTCACCGTAACCATGATTATAGATTGAATCGTACTTGTCATTGTAATTAGGATCATCAGTTGGAACTATATTGACTACCTTACCTTGAATATAAGCACACGCTTCACGACTGTTAGGGTGGCTAGACATTAAACATAACACTTGGTCAAACTCTTGCATCCGTTTAATCCGTAAGTCATTGTAAGTCCTGTTAGATGTTGTCGTAAGTACCATACGTGTATATCCTTCAAGGGACCATGCACGTCCAGACTTATCTCTCATAACTTCGATACCTTTATCTAATTGTTGGTAAATAGCATCTTTGACTGCTCGATCATGAGTTTTAAGTCCAGTTACAGTTTCAATCGTTGAGCGTTTTAAAATTTCTTGATAAGTACGCATAACAGGATTAATACCATAATTACGACTAAGCAAAGTTTGATTAATCGTGTTATTTAAGGTATCTGTTGTTTGTCTAACCATTGAATCAAGCATGTTAAAACTCTCATCACTAATTGGCTGACTTACTTGACCACTGTACTTCAATTCTTGGCTGACTTCATCTAATATCTCATATCCATCTTGTTTTAAGATAGTTTCAATTTCACTAGGTGAGATACCGTCAAAGTCGGCCATTAAATCAATTATCCTCTTGGTTAATGCTCCCATTTGTGACAATTGCTGTGCTTGCCATTGAACAACATTATCTTGTGTTACATCTTCATAGTGCCCACGTTGTAACACTTTGATAATTTCAGAAAATATCTTATCTTCTAAATTAGAATATAGATTAGCAATATTATTTGTGTCTTGGTCTATTTTCTGCTTTGAATCCATAAGCTAGACACCACCTGTATCTTGCTCCTGAAATACATTAGCAGAATAATCTGGTTGTTCATTAGTAACTTGAGCTAACCATTTTTGAGCATCTTCTTCACTCAAACCAAAGTTGCGTTTTAAATACTCAAGCTTTGGCATAATTCCAGCAGCAACTAACTGCATCTCATCAGATCGTTGTTTGTCTTTATCAATAAACACACCATCATCAAAATGTATAGACAACTCAACATCTGCTACATTACCAGTCCATCTAGGTTTACCATCAGAAAAAAACTGACCTACACTAGCTACTTCAAGAATTGCATTAACTAGTTGATTTAAAAACAATTCTACTTGAGTTAAATAACTAGAACGTGTTTGATAAGTTGTGGAATTCTCAGAAACAACTTCAGTAGCTGTTTTAACTCCTTGACCATCATAAGAAAATGTACCAGAACTAAAACCAATCTGTTGTTCAAACTCACGTAAAAAATAATCTATCGACTCTTTGAATTGAGTAGAACGAATATCAGAAGTTAAGTCAGTTACACTCAATTTATCCGTATCTCCATACATACCTTGATAAACATCTTCATCTTTATCAAATAAAACTGGGTGAGCATCATCTACTTCATCTCCGTACAAATTGCCAGTAGGTTTCAACATTTCAGCAGGAACTGCAATTCTACGTTTCCCCATTCTAACCTCATGTACAAACATATCATGAGTTCTATTAATAGCGTCTATTACATTCCTAGAATTATCTACGATACCAACACCAAGTGGACTATCCAAATTCTTATTATTAGCTCCCGGTGTTCTAAAATATGCAAATAATGGTTTAGTAATAACATCAGTAAAGATTAATTCTGGTACTAAATTAGGATATAGAGTTTCAAGTTCTACTTGTTCACCAATTACATCTGATTGATAAGAACGGTATAGCTCATTTGTTATACGATAAGTTTTAGCGTCATCCCACTCGTGAAATTCAAGCAATGTATAATAAACATTTCTGTCATTCTCAGTCTTAACTGTTCGACTAGCAAAAGCACATTCAGAAATATCATCAGTGTTGTTACGTAATGGATAGAATTGGTCTGCGTTAGCCCAAGCTATTCTAATAACATCATTATCATCAACATAAGGTCTTGCAGCTAAACCGCCTAAAGCAATAGCAGTTTCTAAGCGTTGTTCAAATCTCATATTGAATTTATTATCTTTAACTACTTCATTAACAAACTCGTTTGTTGTTTCATCTTCCAAAGACAAGGAACATTGTTCATTAAAGATAATTGACGCTAATTTCTTAGATGCTAACTTAGTCACGTTTAGTGAACTCAACGGACGTTGTCTGTATCCACCGTATGAATTACGATACTTAACTTTTGGTAAATCATCCTTGTAATACAACTTGGCCAACTTTATTCGTTCGTATTCCATTGGATCAATCGAAACTCTATCATCATCAGTAATATTAGTTAAACTCTTTACCATTCCTAACTTAGCACCTCCTTTCCTGAACCAATCTTTTATTTGTTGAATTAATGACATCACTCCACCACCTTAATATCTCAGACCTAGCAAGCGTTCATTATCTCGCACAAAGTACTGAAATTGGTCGCATGTATGGTCTTCTTCTTTGATAACTTTAGGATCATCACTATTTAAAGTTTTCTCATCCCATCTGTAATTTCTATGCTCTTCAATAAAGATCTTATTTGCTTCAGTATCCAGATAATAAAAACGACCCTGAGCAACTATATTTTGCACACGGTCTATCATGTCTACTTTTTTTAATTTTGCTACCTTATGAAGATGTACTCCGTAATCATTGTAGAACTGATTATCTAAGGCACCTTCAGCAGAATCTATTGTTAATTTAGTTGCCGGCTTTTTGAATTGTTTGGCCAACTTATTGATGAATGAATACAAGTCCTTAGATAACTCACTAGGTGGCTTTTTATGAGCCTTACCTTGTGGACTGTAATAATAGGTATCCAATAGAATTACATTATCTTTTCTAGTCAATCCATAAGCACCAAATGTAGTAGCAGATACTTCATGGCCAGAGTCAATAGCACAGAACCAATTAGTAATATAATCATCACTTGGCAACTCTTTTAATGCTTTGAAATTATCCATGTTGTAGATATTAGTACCAAGTCCAATAACTTCACCCAGATACAACCAACGATAATAGTCATAATCATTATTTTTATAACTCTCAATCAGTTTTAATTGCTGATCAGTTGTGAAACCCAGTTCATCATCTAAGTAGGTACTTGTATCAACAAAATATTCTGGATCGTTCTCTTTATCAGTCACCCACTCATTTACCCAGTCGTACGGGTTTCTTGGCGGATTATAGCTAAAGTACACTTGCACAATGTCAAGATACTTTGCTTTTTGTCGGATAAAAGTGGGTATCGCTTGATCAAATATATCCGGGCCTTTCATGTTCGCAGCCTCCTCAAACCACACCGAAACAATATCTCGAACTGTATTTGATTTAAGCTTGTACGGATCGTCAGCGCCATAAAAGTAAAACGTGCTTCCAGTCCGTCTATGAACGATCCTAAGTGGTAATGAGTATGCTCTGAATTCATCTGAAACATGTAATAGATCCATCGCCCACAAGATCTGATTATAGACACTATCACGCAAGTAAGTAGCATTCTCACGCACACAGATCACGTTAGCTTTGCGATTTTCTTGCGTCTGCTTTAAGACATTGACGACTAAACGTAAACTGATCACTGATGACTTGAACGATCCACGTCCACCTTTAGAAATGATATACGGCTTTTTAGTGTTCCACATACCGTAAAAATGCGGGTTTATTTGTTCAGATAATTTGATCACATTAGTCATCTTGTCTAGCCTCCTCGATGTCATTTAAAACAACTGTTTTTGGTTTATCGCTTGTATCATCTGCGCTTGGAAGACGCTCGAGCAATTCTTTCATCGCTCTTTGCTTATCGTACATTTCAACAACAGCTTCACCTTTATCGATACGAATACTCTTAATGTTAGATGTATCGATTTCGTTGCTGTCCTTCAGCAAGACGATATTTTCATACCAAAACGCTTGTTTACCCGTTTCTGGGTCAATTTTAGGATCTAATCGATAATGACCGTTAGCATCTTCGTATGGTCCTGTATCATCTGGTATCTTATTCCACGAAAGTCGTTTGACTGTCTTGAATTCTAAAACATCTGTAACGTCACTGTGAGCTTGTTTAAGGTATCCAAGCATAATATCATTAGCTATTGCGTAAAGTTCTGCTGACTGCTGTTTTTTTAACTCTGTGAGTTGCTTTTTTACCTGAGCATTTCTAAGCAATCTAGGTCCGTTTGTCATTGCTGTTGGATAGTCAGCACCGTACGCTTTCTGATACGCCCAAGTCGCGTTGTAACGTTGCAAATAATACAAACAAAAGACTTTTTGACGGTCTTTCAGCTCATCGTTTTCAACTAGCTCATTGATCACATCTGGACTTCTTGCCTGTGCAACCTTGCTCTTTTTTGTGTGCACCCTTTTTTGCTTTTTGTGTGCACCCTTTTTCATGGTTGCATTTCTTTGCCAACCATTGCGACTTTTCCATGATTTGACAGTATTGAGTGACACGCCATACTTTTCGGCGATGTCCTTGTACTTCATACCGGCTAAGTAATCTTTTTCAGCATCTTCACTTTTCTTCACACCATATCACCCACCACCTTTTAATTTAATCTTACTTGTATCCTTGCTGTACTTACGCTTATGTTTTACTGGATGTTTCTTGTAGTGTTTTTCTAACTCACGTAACATCCTTAATTCTTCATAAGTTTGTACTTTTCCGAAATCTATACTATCTTTCATAATTTTCTCCAAAACAAAAAGCCAGCCTGCCTAGACTGACTTAATAATTATGACAATTAAAATACGCATTGTAAGTTTTAACTCTCGTGGTCTATAAAGCGACTAACCTAACTTACCTTTGCTACAATACCATAATAGCACGGAAAGTTACCCCTTGTGGTTCGTTGCTCATCCCTTTGTTTTCCAATTTTTAACATACCTTATTAAACATAAGTATGTAAATCAGGACAATTAATTTTCATCTCTAAACCATCTGCAAACTCATTTAATGCCATTTTTCTTATCTGATAATATCTAGTTTTTTCAAAATGTAATCTTACCATTGCTTCAACTGCTGATATTTTTCCTAATGTGTTATCTAGCACTACTTTCAACTCTACTGACCCTTTATCGTATGTATCAGCAACTCCATCAACTATTGACTTAGCATACAGATATTTCACTAATTTTTCTTCATTACTATTTCCTATACTTCCACCAGGCATACCACTTAAACTTGGACTTTGTATAAACTCTGGACTTGCCTGTTGATATATCTTGTATAGTCTTGGATAGTAACGTTTGTCAGTTAGAAACTTTGCTACGTTATCAGCTGTTTTATCATAGTCAATGTTTTTCATTCCGGGTATCATTAATTCTTCCAAGTTAAGCACGCTCCTATGGTATAATTAATTATCGATATTAGGTGGCACGTTTCCAAGGGAGCGTGCTTTTTATTAAAAATTATCATCATGAATGTTAGCTATCACAGATACTTTAACTTGAGTCTCAGCTTCCATATAATTTTTAGCTCTGACAATCATGTTATGCAGTTTATTATTAATAAAATATTCAACTAAATATAATTTCATCTAATCAATCCTTTCTCATATTTATAGCTAGCTAAAGCCCTGCCACGCCCTCAAAACGTGCGATAGTCTCAAATCGTGCTAATGCAGGGCTGATAGCTACAGGTTTACGAAGAACATGTTACGGAGTTTTACTCCTCTCAATTTATTTATCCTGTAGCTTTTGTGTATTTAAAAAGATGAAGTAGGGTCAAACCCAAACGGTAGTAATGATTGCCAAATTGCTACGATATAAAATGTACTTAATGGAAAGGAAAACTCCACCTACCTTTTCTAATAAATTTTGTTTTGTGTAGCTCATCAGCAGCATTACTGCCTATGGCTTAACGTTCTGTTACAAACGCTAAGCCTGTATTTAAATCATTAAAAATCAATAATTCCTATATTTTTTACTGTTCTATCCAATTTAACTTGTATCTTTTCAAGAATAATTCAATCCTGTTAATTCCCAATTCTCCAATACCTGATATATTCTTCAACCTATTTTTTGATTTAAGTAAGTCTTTAATAGTTTTAATTCCATTTTTTTGCAAACTTTGATAGGTTCTAACGGGTAGATCCATAATAGCTATACTTTCATCTAAATTGATTTTTTTAGGCTCGTCTCTTCAGCTAACAGAAAGTAATATCGTTTGTGGATTGAATTTAGTTTTTTTATCTAAATCATCAGCAAATGTTACTATTAAATCACTATTTGTTCTTAATTCCTCGATTAAAAGCGATGTTACAAGCTTAGCCTTATCGTCGGAATATCCGTAATCATTAGTTGCAAAACTTTTAAGGTATCTAGCAGTAAATTTAATTGACTTTTTTCCAGACTCAGCCTCTCTTTCTAGCTTTCTATTAAATTTCCTAATAATTAAATTACCCCATTCTTCGTTAATATTCTTTAATCTTTCTCTGCTTATTATTTGTTCTTTCATTATTCTTCCTCCATTCAAAACGTTAAATTTTGCCAATTCGCATGCTTTTTTTAACGTACCTGAGTTAATTTAAGTTTGAGATCTAACTGGTTAAATCCAAATACTAAATTACTAAACTCATCTTTAAATTCATCAAACTCTCTGAACTTAAATTGATTCGACAATCTATTTTCTAAATCATCTTCGATCGCCTTTAACATTACTGTTAGTACATCCATTTTGCATGACCATTCTGCTAACTTAGCTTGCTTTTGCTCTTTCGTTAACTCTTCAAACAAATCATCAATATTTTCGTTCATTCGTACACGCTCCTTTCTAGCTCTCTAAAGCTTGCTAACTTACTTACTAACAGACTATTCTTACACTGCGAAATTTAATTACTTTCAATTAATTCAATTGCATCTTCAACACTTCTGCACACACCGTATAAAACAGGTTTATCTTCAATGAATTTCTGGAACTTAACCTGATCTTCTCTAAGTTTTCCGGTTTCATTTTTAACTTCTATTAGAATCATCTTTCCATCCCTGTGTCTAAATCCTGTGATATCTGGCCAGCCTTTAGGTGCTAATTTAATTACTGTTCCAAATTTTGTTTGTACAGTTCCAGCGTTACTTCTAAACACAGTACATCCGTGTCTAGTAACTGCAACCATAATGTCGTTTTGAATTTTTTGTTCTAAAGTCAATCGTAAAATCCTTTCTAGTGTAGTCACTAAAATTTAAACGTAGTCACTACTTTATTTTCTAGTAACCACTTCAAAAGCTTATTAAATCAAGGTTTATTTTTAGTGTAGTCACTTCAAAAAGTCTTATAAACATTGATATGACAATGTTTATAGCCATTTTTTAACGTAGTCACTAACTTTAAACTTTTTGAGAAACTCCAGGACTATTTTTATTTTCTTTCCCCACCTCCTTACCCTATATATTTATATACTTTATATACAAAATATATGTATTAGTGACTACAGTAGTAGTATATCCTTGATATATCAACGTTTTAACGTAGTCACTAACTTCAAATTTAGTGACTACATAGTGACTACACTTTGGAATATCCTCGTTTAGGAACTCCATTAATTCGTTTTTTAGTTGGCCCCCATTCTCTATGATTATCCATAATGTATTTAATCTTTTTGGCCAACTTCCTATTTTTAATCAGATTCTCTTCTCCAAGCTCCTTAGCTATTTGAGATGATGTTATGAAAGTCCCTGGCCACCCTGCTAGTACTTCTTCTATTTGAGTTTCAGCTTCATCAATGTACATGAACGACTTCCTATTTTCTTCAAGCAGTTCATTCTCTTCATCTGATAACATAAAATTAAAACCTTCCTTGTAGTAGTGGACGCATTCGCCCCAGAATTGCTTGATGATCTCTGGCGTTAAATCTGTGATAGGGCTTTTAATCTGTCTACGTTTGTTGGCCATATTTGGCATGAATCTACGTTCACCAGTTTTGTCTTTCAGATAAGTAGATTCATTCGTGGTCCTAGCAATAATGAAATTCTTAGGTCTTCTAACTGCACTTCTGCCATAAGGTGGTCTGTATTCCAATTCCTCAGATGAAATGAATTTCTTTAAAGTTTCAAAATCTGAATTGTTAGTAGCTGTCATTTCATCATCATTGACAATCAAGGCTCTTTGCATGTTCATATAGCTGTCCTTGTCCTTAAAGTCTGTGAACTGGTCTGTATACCAACCATTTGAAATTTTCTTTAAAAAAGTGGTCTTACCTACACCTTGACCACCAACTAAATCCAACACATAGTCAAATTTGGAATTAGGATTAAAAACTTTGGCTACAGCTCCCACAAAAAATATCTTGGTTTGTAGTGTTGTTACTTCACTGATTTCAACCCCTAAAAATTCTGGTAACAATAACGCTACACGTTGTTCTCCGTCCCATTCTTTTTCAGCTTCTTCTAAGTACTTTTTAACCGGGTTGTATGAGTTACTTTGAGCGTCGTTACTAACTGCCATCTGCAGTAGTCTTTCAGTAAACAAAACTCCATACTTATCTTCAATATATCTAAGAATACTTGAGATATAGTTATCCTCAACATATCCACATTTTATGTGTAGTTGTGGAATACTTTTTATAACTTCATCAGCAAACGAAAATTCGTTATATGCAAATGTTCCTTTAAGAATCTCATCTTGTTCTAAAATCAATCCTATATTACGCAAAGAGTTAGCTTTGATAGTTCCACTTTGCGTCATTGTGAATGGAATTGGCATCTTTACAACGTTTGTTGACTCTTGGTTCTCTGCTTTTTTGATTGCATCATCAACACTCATTTTTATCTGCCTCCATTCTGCATTTCTCTATTTAGAATTGACTCAAACGTCCTATCTAGTTCCTTTTGTGGTAAAGGATCATTTGAATTTTCATTTGCTATATTCACTAACTTGTAAGCTAATCGTGGTTTAACTGATCTAAAAAATAATGCTCCACATAAAGCAGCCAAGGATTTATTTCTTTGACCTTGATCCCCTAGACCACTTGCTATTGTTTCTAATACATCTGTAGTTGAATTACGTTCTCTAGTTAGATTTAAATCTTCACTAACTCTATTAGGATGACCTTTAGTAGCTCTAGATTGATTGATTGTTCTGATCAAATCTAGTGGAGCTTTTACAATTGGATTCTTATTTTCCCAAGAATATCCTTCACTAGGTGCAACTACTACATAATTATTAGGATGTGCTTTGATATCAATTCCAGGTTGCCAACCTATCATCTGATGTAATGTCATTTCATCTCTTTTAAGATAAAATAACTGCTTGCCACCATGCTTAGTAGTTTGAGATAGTGTTTCTGGAAACCATTCTTTAGGTAATTGGTCAAATGAATTAAAGCCATCTGCTCCATTCTCGTGTCTATCAATATCCACTACAAAGAATTTATCAGTTTTTAAAGCTATGCTTGCAGTTGGATATTTTTTCCACAATTTCTTGATTTCATCTGCTGATAAAGCTGGTCTATCAGCAAATTTAATCAATGGCTTTTTATTTAAAAGTGGTAGCACACTCATTCCTTTAGCTTGATATGCTAGTGCTACGTTTACTAAATTCTTCATAGCAAATCCTTTCTAACGGGCATCTCACCCGTTCGGTAGTCTAGAGTTACTGCTCTAATTAATCTTTAGAATGGAACGTCGTCATCATTAACAATGATTTCATCTGGTTCTTCTGCTTCTTCAAAATCATAGTTACGATATGGATATTGTGGATTCTTTTTGTTTTCAGTAACGGTCAAGTGCATTAAGACTGTTCTGCCTTCAGCTAAAGCTAATGCATTGGCCAAAGATTCAATATCTTCCCAATCTTCATCTTGAAGTTCGATTCCTGAATTAGATGCTAACTTAGCAATCAATTTGATGTTACGTCCAAGCATTGGATTAGGATTACCTTTAGCAGTAGTTTCATCTAAACTCAAATCAACAAATTCTTTTTGGCCAGCATGTTCGCCATCTAAGACTTGAACTCTGATTGACAATTGTTCAGAACCCCATGGAGTATCTTGGTTCTTGATATTATCAATCATTACGACATAATCTCCTGAAGGTAGTCCTTCAAAACCATTTACATTACCTTTCTTTGTGTCAAATCCTTCTAAAGCCTTTGCTGCTGCGTCTCTTAATCCCATTATTCTTTACCTTCCTTTACTTCTTTTTCTGTTTCAATTTTGTCTACAATTTTCTTTTGTTCTTTAATTGGAGTCTTAACAGGTTTGTCAAATACTCCTACAACGTTATCCAGAATCCTTAAAATATCTTTGTCATCAATTTCTTCACGTACGTAATGTGTACGTCTATCAGTAACTCGTCTGATGTAGTTTTTTCCTCTGCGTTTAGTTTGGATAACTAAATCACAGTTACCATTAACAATGTTGTAGTACTTAGTTTTGAGACTAGGTACTTCAACATCACTGTCTCCTTCTTTGGCAACTCTTGAGATATAAACAACATTCATAGGTAGTGATTTAAGTTCAACTACAAAGCTTTGTAGTACACTGTTAAATGCTGAATAACCTTTTCCGTATGGAATATCAGCTAAACTTTGAACATCATTTTCATAACAAATAGCTTGTTCAATCATGACTGTTAAATCATCAATTACATCAATTACAATTGTCTTATAACCAGGATTTCTGGTTTTAAGCTCTAAGATAATCTCATCTAATTGATCAATTACAGAACGTTTGAGTTTTCCTTGAGCATCTCTAACGTTTGATAATTGAATATCTTGAGCTGGGATCATTTCTGAGTTACCGTCAGTATTTAAAAATAGTGGTACTGGAAATCTTTCAGCTAGGTAAGATTTACCTGACATGGTATCTCCGAAAATGAAGAAGTTTCTAGGAATTCTTCTAACCTTTTTCTGTCTATTAAGTGGTGGTAAAATCGACACTTTAATCATTCCTTTCATCTGATAAAGCCACGTTGCTTAGCATAAAAGTAAGCCCAACCTGGTTTATAGCCTTTCAAATCTGCGTAAGCTTTAACTTCAGCGTAATTCTTTAGTTCTGAAGGTGTTTTATCAGCTACGTTATTAGCGACTTTATCATTTATGATCTTTTTAAATATTTCTTTCCTACGTGCTACAACCTTTTTCAATTCTGCTTTATCAACTACTTCAATTTCTCTTTCTTCAACTAAGTCAGCCCCACAAAACGGACACGTATTACCGTTTCTGTAGAATGCTGCAAAACAACTAGGACACGTTGATACTGGTTGAATCTTAGGTCTATTATTTTCTTTTTGTTTCTTAGTTCCTTCCAAACTCCAGTATCTATCTTGAGTAGGTAAACCAAATCTTTGAACATTTTCAACTTGATCAATGATAATTGCTGTTTTACCTGCTCTAGGATTCATTGACCGCATTGCAAATTGTAGATACAAGGATAATGATTTGGTAGGTCTCAGCATGATTACACAGTCAACGTTTGGTAAATCTAGCCCTTCAGTAAATAGCTCAGCATTCGTAACTATCCTTACCTTTCCGACTCGATAGTCTTTGATAATTTGGTCTCGTTCTGCTCTAGGAGTAGTGCCAGATACTGCTTTGGCCAAGATCCCTTGCTGACAGAACTGCTTAGCTAATCTCTCAGCTGATTCAACATTGTAAGTGTAGGCTATTGCCTGCTTACCATTGGCCAACTTAAGATATTGGTCAACTGTTCTACCGTAAATCTTAGGCTTAAAAGCGTCTTTTATTGATTGTTCATCATAATCACCAGTACGTTTAGTCTTTAATTTTGAAGTATCTAAAGCAACTGGTGCATAGTAATCTACTGGAGCTAGAAATTGATTATCAATTAACCATGAGATAGGTTTACCAATAATCAAGTCATCTGCTACATCTTCAAACCCTTCTCCATTTAGCCTTACTGGTGTAGCTGTGAATAATAATTTTAAAGCGTCTGGGAACGTCTCAAGTATTCTGCGATAACTTCTAGCTAGAACGTGATGAGCCTCGTCTACGAAAATAATAGTAGGCTTAGAAAGCGTATCTACACGTCTAGTAAATGTTTGAACCATACCTATTTGTGCTAAATTCATATCAACTTCATTAGCTTTGAAAGTTTTAATAACTTGATCCACAATTTCTTTTCTGTGAACCACGAACATCACTCGATTACCTTTTTTAGTAGCACGTCTGGCAATCTCGGACATAATCACAGTTTTACCTGTTCTAGGTGGTGACTGAACGATTATGGAGTGATGTCCCTTTTTAACGGAATCATAGATGTTGTTAATTGATTCCAATTGATAATCTCTCAACTTGAACATTACTTAATCACTGTTCCTCGATTAGGTTTTAAGTGGGCTCCAGGAATTTCTTGACCAGTTGAAAGTATTTTAAATATTTGTACTTTATCAGCTTTAGTTTCTGTACTAACTTTTTTAAATTCATCTGGTAATTTGTCTAAACTATCAACAACTACACTTGCTTTATAATTTCTAGTACGTAATATATGTTTTTTGGTCTGTAATGTTTTTATTCCTGCATCATCAAGCACTTGTGTCATATATTCTTGAAGTTTGATAGTTTGGTTAATTAATGTTTTTTTATCATTTTGTAACTCTTTAATTCTTTCAGTTGACCATTCAATTTGTGACTTATTTTTGTCAATCCAAGTAGCAATATTGTCTAATTTAATTTCTCTGGTATCGTTTATTGAGTCTAAAGTGTCAGCCAGTATTTCTGGATCTAAATCTTCACGTTCTTCTATATCTCTATATGCTTGATTTAATTCAAATAGATTCATTATTTAGTTCCTCCTATTGGTTTCAAAAGTTCTTCTAATACGTTTCTTTCGTTAATTTCTAAGTCAAAATAATTGAGCTGATAGAAAGCTTTTATTACTAAAAATTTCTCAACATCACTATCTAGTGATTTCGTGAAATTGAATAATGTGTTAAGATTAATGTTGTTAATTTTTATTTGTTCAGTGGTTGCAGCCACTGAATTTTTTGTATCTAGCACTTTTTATCACCTCCCTTAAATATCCATCTCTTCAATGATCCAGATGCTATAACTCCCACAGACTGGGCAACACTTGATATCTTCGACGTATGCTCCGTACACTTCAAACACAAGATCACAACTATCACATTTAAAGCGTCCACCGTCAGCAACTTTTAAATTTAAATCTTCCACGTTTATCTCTCCTTAATCAAAAAACTCGCCTTTTTTAATGGCATCTACAACACCGTGTAGAATATATCCGCCTATTGCAGATAATGCGACTAACGTCCAATATGCTGCATTCGTTAATTCGATCATTATTTTTCATCCTTTCTCTTTTTCAAAATTCTATATAGATCCACACTGCAGGCATAAGCCATACAGATGAATATTCCGTATATTCACCACATATCATTTCCTCCATGTAAAAACATCCTTAATCCAACTAACTAATATGAATACTGTCACATAAATTACACATCCAATTAACACCGCTAGTATTGGTTCCATTAGGTCACCTCAAATCTTTCTGCTTGTCATATATCTATCCAAATCTTCCTTATCAAAGAATGGCTTAGTTCCATTTTCTATTGGATAAATTGGTCTTGGTGCATCTGGTTCTTTTCGGACATTATCAAAATATTTAGGCTCCATTCCACAATACTCAGCAGCTTGAGATCTATTTAGAAATCTTTGGTTATTAAACTTCATTCTTTCTTCTGCCATTTTCAACAAGGCATCAAAAAGTTTGTTTAAAAAATCTCCTAATGCTTTTTTGCTAAATAAGTCTGCTAATTCCATCAAAATCACCTACCTCATTTTTTAAAAAAAGTTTCTTTTAGGACACTAATTCAGCAAAAAAAATTTCATTAATCATCTCTCCATTAATTTTTAGAATTTTTGCTATAGCTTTAATCTCATCAGCCTTAAATGGTCTCTCATCTCTTAACCCTTTATAAAATGTAGATTTCGACATCTTAACTCCATTTTCATTAATTTCATTAATTAATGTACCAATTTGGATTCCTTGACTTTTAATGATGCCCAACAATTTGTCCTTCTTCATCAAAATCTCTCCTTTCTAAGTTTCTTTTAAGACACTTTTATTAAAACATGCTTTTTAGAATATGTCAATAACTTTTGTATCTTTTAAGATACTTTTTTGCTATGCATTTTAATAATGTTTATTTTAAGACACTTTTTTGCTATAATTTATACTAAAGTTTACTTTAAAGGGTGGTGATTTCATGAACTTAAAAAATAGACGTTTAGAATTAAATTTAACACTTGAAGATGTAGGTAATTATGTAGGTGTTGGTAAATCTACAGTTAGAAAATGGGAAAATGGAGATATTACCAATATGAAAAGAGATAAGATTGTATCTCTTTCTAAAATTTTAAAATTAGATCCATTAGATATCATTGATCCAAATAATGAATTATCAAATAGAAATAACAGATATATTAAAGCTGTTATTTCTGGTATGAATAGATTATCTAGTGAACGACAAAAAAACGTAAAGAATTATGTTGATAGTCAACTTGATGAGCAAGAAAATAGTAAAATTTCTGAAGATGTCAGCTCTATACCAGTTGTTCATAATTCAGCTGTTGCAGCTAACCCTACTGAACTAACATATGGAGATACTGTATTACAAGATGAAGAATTTGAAAGAATACCAGATAATGCTGATTTAGCTATTCCTGTCATTGGTGATTCAATGGAACCTACAATTAAAAACGGCGGATTGGTATTTATTCATGAGCAACCTACTATTGAAAATGGTGAGATAGCAGTTGTTGAAATTGATGGTGAAGGGACAACGTGTAAGAAAGTCTATTTTGATTACTCAAATAAAGAAATTATTTTAAAATCTATAAATCCTAAATATCCAGATAGACATATAAACTCAGATAGAATAAGAATTATTGGAAAAGTTGTACTCTAAAACAAGAAGGTGTATATGATGAGTTTTTTTAATTCTTTAAATTCATTTTTTAGAAAAAACAAAGATAGTAACTATTTACCAGACTATTTTTTTAATATTCCTGATGATGTACTGAAATTTATGTACTTTAAAAATGGTCCTAAAAAAAATATAGATAATCATACTGATGAGCCTTCTGCTATAGATATAAAATTGCCAATATCTGAAGATTTTCATAATCTAGAAAAAATGCCTTACTATCCATCATATGAATCACTTCAACCCAACCAACGATTTTATTTTTTAAGTTGGCTTGCAAAACGTAATTGTCCAGAAGATGTTGGATATGCATTTCTTTACCTATACTCTTTGGAAAGAAGGTTATATGATGGTGAGTATATTAAGGAGACATTATTAGAAATAAATTCTCTTCAAAAAATCATTAATAATGATTCTTTTATTCATTATTCAAGTATTTCTATTATTTACGCTATCTCAAGATATAACCTCTATAGTTTTTTTGACACTTTAGATACGAGTATGTTTCCTGATTTTTTTGTTCTTACTAAAAAAATTGTCTATGATGGTAAATTAACTGCATCAGAAATCATAGATTTTTCTCATATATTAGGATATAAAGAAAAAAGATATATTAATAATTATTATGATATTTTTAAAAATGAGTTATTACAAATTTTAGAAGAAAAATATCATACACCTGAATTCATTTTCTCTGGTACAAATGATAAAGTTCCATCTATGAATCTAATATTGTCAAATTTTTCTTTGCCAAATAGAAATGTATATTTTCCTGATATAGCTAATTCTAGTATTGGTACAGAATTATGCTCTCTTTTATATATGGCTCATGATAAGACTAAAAAAAGTCTTAGAAAAAATAATAGTTATAAGCATATTAATAAAACCGTAAAAAAGGAAATAAATGTTAGAACTGGATATCCTATAGCTACACAAAAATCTATTAACAGCACTAAACAAGCTTTAATCGATTCAGCTAAAAACAACACATTTGATAAAAATGAAGCACTGGCAATAGCCCGTTCATCTGTAAATGAAAATGGAGCTTTAACCATGGTAAGTAGTTACAGATACTTCTTATATGATGAAATTTTCTTAAAAGGTGAATTAGCTTATAAGTATGGTGACTGGGATGAAGCAGAGAAATTATGGTTAACAATACTTGAAATCTCCCCTACTCAAGTTTGCGAAAAGATATCGATAATGTATAGAAAACAGAAAAGATATTCTGATGAAGTATATATATTACAAAATGGTATAAATCTATGGAAAAACTCTATTTTTAATGTTTATAACGGCTCGACAGAGGATTTAGAAGTTAGACTAAAAAAAGTATCTGCTTTGTATACAAAACATAAAGCGTCTGACAAATCTACAGGTATAGATATACCTAATGCTAGTTACGATCATCAATTCGTTTCTGAATTAGTTGATTTAGCGAGATTACATAATAAGAGATGACATATATCAAGTTGCAATGCCAAAAAATATAATTAATTATGACCAACTGATTTGACGTCACTAAAAGCTAATCTCAAAGATATTTTTAGGGAGGGTCCTTTATGAGACGTTACTATAAGTCAACATTTTGGTTTATGTTTTTTTGTGCTTTTTCTTTAATTATTTTATCTATAATAGATGGTGCACTATTTGTGTTTTTTCCTAATAACGCTTTTGTTATTATGTTTGATAAATTTTTGTCTATTAGTGTTGCGCCTATTCTAGTCTTTTCACTTGGTATAGCAGTAGGTGAAATTGATAAAATAAATAATAAATTTAAATAATAATTAATATATTTACTAGTATAATTTTAGAAAAAAATCCATATTAAATTTGATATTCAAATAAAGTATTTTGGAGATGATTATAATGTCTGACGAAGGAAAAGTTATTAGTTTTATTAACATGAAAGGTGGCGTGGGTAAAACAACACTCACTAAAGAAATTGGCTATCATCTTGCTACTGTAAAAAAATTGAAAGTTTTATTAGTTGATGTAGATCCTCAAATTAATTTAACACAATCTGTTTTTCGTAAATTTGGTTTTGCTCCTAGTGAGAGTATTGCCCATTCAATGAGAAAATCTGAAGAAACTGGCAGTTATAGAAATATTAAAGTTACAAAAGCTTCTATACAAAATATTTTAAACGGTAATATTTCTAATCAAAATCCAACATCTGATTATACTAAAGCTATAGTTGATATTCCTAATACTAACCTAAGTATAATACCTGGTGAATTCGGTTTGGACTTTACTAACAGAAATTTAAATGGCGGCCAATTAGAAAATGGACTTTATAATTTTATATATAAGAATAATTTAAAAAATAAATTTGACTATATTTTAATTGACTGTCCACCTACATACTCTTCATACACAATTTCAGCATTAAAGCCTAGCGATTACTATATAATTCCTGTACGACCTGAAGCTTATTCAATATTAGGAGTTAACATGCTAGAAGAAGTTATTAAGCAAATAAAGAATGAAAATGAAGTATATTTTAGAGACAGATCTCTTCGTAATTTAGGAATTATTTTATCAGGGGTTAAAGAAAATGCTAGAAAAGGTATAGAAAATTTAATTGAAGATATTGTATCTAGTAGTGTTTTAAAGGATAATAATATTGAGGTATTTAAAAATCGTTTTTTATATAATCCTAGTTTACAAAGTAATATGGCATACTTCATTACTGATGGTCGCGCTGAAAAAATATCAAAACCTAATTTAAGTGATCTTACTAACGAGTTGTTGAGCCGTATAAAACACATGGAGGGTGAGAAAAATGAATGATGCTGAAATACTAAAAAAAATATTAAAGAAATTATCATTGAAAATTTCAAAAAACGAATCTATTTCATTACTATATGCTTTATATACAACTATTTTGTTATCTAAAGAGTTATTTAAATTTAATGTAGATATTAAAAATTTTCTTGTGCCTATTTTTAATAAATTACAATCTCAACCTGAATTTTCAAAACAAAGAAAACCATTAGAATTTGGTGACTATGTATACAAAAGTCGATCATTAATTATTGCTCGATTTATTAGAATCATTCAAAAGTCAGAAGATAAGTCAATTGATATTTTAATATCAGCTGCTCAAGAATTAGTAGATTCCAAATACAACAATGTTTCTAAAAAAACACCAACAACTAAAAAAAAGAAAAAAAGTCATAAAAATTCAGTTGATGAATTACTTAAAATATTCGGTAGATATCAATGAATTATATAGATGAAATTAATGAATATAGATTTTTTTGTAAAAAATATTACCCTTACTCTGGTTCTAATTCTTTTCTTAATGATAAGAATAATAGAATATTTTTGCTACACCTATTTCAGTTAATTAATTTGTTTGAAATATATACAGATTATGATGTTTCAGATAATAAACATTTAGAACAAATTAGTAAAATGATACTAACAATCCTCTTAGATTTATTATTGGCTATTCCTACTAATAATGATCTTTTTGTCTCTATATGTATACGACAATTATCTGAAAAATTATTAGATTTAGTCTATTCTGAATTTTGCGAAAAAGATATCTCTCAAAAAAAATTATTAAAAATACAGTACCGTTTTTTATGGGAAGATGGTATACAAAAGTCTATTAGATATAAGCAACTTGCAAAACGTGACAAAGAATACCTAAATCAAATTAATAATATTTTTAAAACTGAATCAGATATAGTACATTTTAAAAATAAACGTTCAAGTACTGCCATTTACTTAGAGGAAATTATTAAAACAGATATCAAATTTAATCAGAATATTCTTAAACAGCGAATAAATAGTATTCATGTTTTTTGTATCGATTTACTACCTAGAATTCTTAAAATAGACTTTAATCAATTTTCTATGAATCAAAAAATAGAATATACAAACTTAGTCAATTATCTTAAACCTAAACCCTTTAAGAATAATTGAGTTCTTTTTGACCAATACACTGAAGTCATTAAAAGCTGATCAGAAAAAATAAAATTCAGGGAGAGATTTTATATGAAAGAAATTAAAGTGATTGCAATACCTGATGAAACCAGGCTCTTGATTAATTATGGTTATGAAGATGATAATGAATCCTTAAATTCTTATGCCAAAGAAGGTCAGAGAGTAGCCGTAGTTGCTGATGGCGTAAACATATCTGATCCTGATACTAATGATTCTCTTGGAGAATATACACCTATTAAAGAAAAATTAGAAGTAACTGATGTTTTCGCTAAATTTTCTGTAGTTAGAAATGTTTCACGCAAAGAAAGCTCATTTCTTGCGTCTGTATCTCCTATGTTAAGATCCACTACTAAGAAAACATTTAATCCAATTTTTGTAAATACTGAACAAATTTTAAATATTAACGGAAGTACTGATATGATTTCTGTAGGTGATAAAGTTATCTTTTTGCAGAAATAATACTTGAAATATAGCAGTATTATGCTAGAATGAAGGTATGAAATGGGTTCCCGCGTAGGAGCCTGCGAAAGAAAGCCTTTCGTTCTAACATATATTGTTAGACGGGAGGCTTTCTTTGCATTATGAACAATAACAAATCAATAAAACATCCCTACTTGTCTCTAAACGAACAGCTAAAACACTTAGAAGTAGATAAGGGGTTAATAATTACAGACAAAACTTTTGCCCGAATAGCTATCCAAACTTTTTCTTATTATTCACTCATTAACGGTTACAAAGACTTGTTTATAGATACTAGCAACTCGGAAGGCGAAAGGTTTATACATGGAACAACTTTTGAAATGTTATATCAGTCTCATTGGATGGATTTAACTTTAAACAACATAATCTTAAAATACTCCCTAATTGTTGAAAAAAAATTAAAAAGCATTTTAGGAAATCATGTTGCTCGTTGTCACTCCATTTATGAAAGTAGATATCTAGATAAAAAAAGTTATTCACCAAGTACTAGCTTACGCCCAAAATTTTATAAACTAACACAGGATATAGAGTCTGTAGCCGATGATTCATCTGTCAAACATTATAAAGAATCAGAGGGAAATGTTCCTCCTTGGATATATGCCAAAGCTTTGTCATTTGGTGCAACAATTAACTGGTACAATTTACTCCGAAAACCTCATAAAATTATGGTTATTTCTGATTTTTTAAGTCCTATTAATATTAAGCTAAATGATGACGAAAAACTTGATTTTTTCAAAAGAAGTTTAAAACAAATACATCAGTTTAGAAACTCGTCTGCACATGGCAATCGACTATTTATGTTTAAGCTTAAACAGGAACATAAACACATTATAAGACATTTAGAAAAACTAAAATTTAAAGAATATTTTTTAGATGAAAACAATTTAGTTGTTGGAAATGATAATCTATTTTCAGTTTTATTTAGTATATTACTTTTAATAAATGACTCTTATGTTTTAAGTAACTTTTTAACTGAATTATATGGATATCTTTTAGAATATTCACAAATTGGATACAATTTTGTAGGGAAAAATGTCTATGATTTATTAGGACTAGATGAAAATTTCTTTTTCAAATTAGCCAGATTTTATGATGAAAAATTTAATGTAGATTTATCAAAAAATTTTAATACAGAAGCCATCAAAATATCTTATTAATTTCCCGTCAAATAATGACGGGTTTTAGTAGAACCGAAAAAGAACATATATTCTAAAGGAGATGATTATAATGGCACAAATAATCAAATATACTAAAAAAGGAGAATCTTTATATAGATTTAAACTATATTTGGGTATTGATCCAGTTACTGGCAAACGTGTAGAAACTTCTAGAAGAGGATTCAAAAGAAAAAAAGATGCAGAACGTGTAATTAGGCAATTACAGTTAGACTTTGCCAATGGAAACTATGGAAAAGCTAAAGATACAAATATTAGAACATTTGATGACTTGTTTAACTTATGGTTTGAATCATATAAGAATACTGTGAAACCTAATACAGCTGAAACTAAAAAAATAAGATATGAGCGAGTTGTAAAGCCATTGATTGGTAATGCAAATATTAAAAAAATAACTCCTGCATTAGCTCAACAAATAGTTAATAAGTTAGCTGCTAAATACAAGAGTTATCGTCAATATCTAGTAATACTCAATTCTCCGTTAAATTATGCTGTTAAATTGAGTATGTTAGATGTTAATGTTTTTAAATTAGTAATCTTTCCTAAAGCCACTGATAAGAAAAAATATAAGCGTATTGAATCTGATAATAATTTTTACTCTAAAGATGAACTTATCACTTTTTTAGAAAATGTCAAAGGATACAATTTCAAATACTATACATTTTTTAGACTCCTTGCCTATTCTGGTATGCGTTCTGGTGAATGCTTAGCTTTACAATGGAAGGATATAGACTTTAATGATCAAACAATTACTATAACTAAAACCACTGCATATAATCCTGGTAAAAAAGAAACAACTATAAATACACCTAAAACTAAGAAATCAAAACGAGTAATTTCCATAGATGATGTTACGTTATCTGTATTAAGAAAATGGAGATTACAGCAACAAAAGAGACTATTGAAATTTGGCTTTAACACTAATAACTCTCAACAGTTCTTATTTACAAACCTTGAGACCAACAAATACTATCCATCTCACGTTGCAACATCTTGGTTAGGAACAGTATATCGTAATTTCCCAGATATGAAAAAAATAACTGCACACGGTTTTAGACATACTCATGCTTCCCTTTTATTTGAGTCTGGTGCCAATATTAAAGAAGTTCAAGAACGCTTAGGACATTCAACTTCAAAAATGACACTTGATATTTATACTCACGTTACACAAAATCGAAAGCAAGAAACTTCACTGATATTTGCTAATTTTATGCAGAACTAAAAACAAGTGTGGGTCATTTTGTGGGTCATTTATATAAAAGCATAAAAAAAGTTGCCATAAATGTTGATAAATCAACATTTACAGCAACTAAATTAAATATTATTTAATTTAATTCATTAATTAAATTACTTAAACAATCTTTTATTTCAGCTGGCAATGGATTATCAGGATGGTTTCCCTCATACTTTTCAATCCATTCCAGTCTAATTTCTAATCTTCTCTTCAATTTCTCAGTGTAACTCTTATCTTTAAAATCAACTGGATATTTTTCAAATGGTAAGTAATACATTCCATCTAAAGAACCAAATTTTTCCCAATTAACTTTTTCATTAGCTATATCTTCTAAAATTTGTAAAGTTATCTCTTTATCAATATCAATACCGTTATAAGATGCTGTATTCACTATATAACCAGATACATTACGTTTTTCAAATAACTCTTTAAAGTCACGATAATCTTCAGCTAATGGATATGCACGAAATGGATTAGCAAAAGGCTCAATTACAAGAGAATTTCTATCAGCATTTACTACATTTTCTGCTGTTGATCTCTTAGTAGCTAATGTTACTCCAAAAGTTGCTGCTAACGTTGGATTATCTAACTTAACAACAGGTGGAAGACTATCATCTTTCATAATCCAAAAAATAGAATCTATAGGTGCATTTTCTTTATCCACCCTATTCAATGAAGCATATCTTGACTTAATTGTACGACCATTTCCATTACGTAAATCTTCAGTTACTAAAACTCGCTTATTTTCCTCATTTAACGTTACACCTACATTCATAACTGTGGTAAAGTAGCTTGCTTCTTTTGAACCAGGCATATAATCATTAGTCTTATCAAAATAGGCTGGTTCTAATGCAACTGAACTTCCATTTATTCTTGAAATTACAAAAGCATCATCATGAAGAACATCAATATCATATTTGCCACCATGTTTAGCATGAGTTAATGTCGATTTTCCTGAGCCAGATAGTCCATAGAATGCAAAAACTTTATCATCTTTATCGTCAAATCTAAATACTTTTTCTCCACCATGTGAAGCTGTGTATCCATGTCTATGAGCTATTGCCCAAGCTAATGTTAATGTCGATTTTTTTAGTTCTCCAAAATATCTTAAACCTAATATTGCAGCTACATTATGTTCAGCATCAATTATTACTAGGCCATTAGGATAGTTTTCATCTTTAAATTCAGGATCAGCATAAATAAAAATGTCTCCTTCTTCATATTTATGAGAAGCTTGATACATTTTTTCATATTCTGAAGTTACTGGTTGAAAATTTAGCATATATGATAACATATTAAATTCATAACCTTTTGGGACAGCAAGGTGTGATTTTAACATAAAATCTTCATCTAATCCTACATAAACTTCTGTCTTATAGAATTTTCTGTCACTAGCTTCAAAAATTGCATCTCTAAGAACTCCTGCTAATTCGTTAGTATCTTCTCCTAAATGCCCAATAATATGTCGTGCAGCTGCTGTTCTTCCAACAATTTTTCCATGATTATTTACTAACATTTTAGAATCTACTGGTAACCCTAATTCTTGGGTATGCTTTATTGGAACATCTGTCACAATTGTACTAGGACAATTTTTTGCTAAATAATATGCTTTTGAAATATCTGTTACTCTTTCAAAATTGTTACCATAAAATGCTGTTTCAACAGTCGTTCTAATTTGTGAAAGGAGGGGATTCTTTTTATTAATATCTACTTCTTTATAATGACTAATTGTACTCATAATTATCACCTCATTGTTTAAATAGTTTTTTATAATACGCTTTCATTCTATCACAATATACTATATTAAACAAAACTGTTTTAAATTATATAGATTAATACAAGTAACAAAAAAAGCCTTAGTTATAAAAACTAAGACTTAAATACAGATACCGGTGATCGGGGTCGAACCGATACGTCCTCAACGGACACTGGATTTTGAG